TTCATTCTCTCACTAAAGACCATTCAGTAGATGAGTTTGAAGTATTCTTCTTCAATAGTTATCCAGCTCTTAAAGAGAAAGATGTAGCAGAATATGAGGAGTTGTTCTCTAGGATGCGTCAGGTTGCTGTCTCTGACGATATGGCTATGGAGCTACTAGATACCCATAGAAAACAGTCTATAGCTACCTCTATTGGCTTCGTAGCACTAGATGTAGCGGAGGGTAAGAAAGACTTTGATCAGCTCTTGTTTGAAATTGACAAAGCACAGCAGGTTAAACAGGATATCATCATTGATACGGAGTATGTCTCTGATGACTTAGAAGTGCTCCTTTCTCAGACAATCAAAGGTAAGGGCTTAGTATGGCGTCTTAAAACTCTTCGTAAGATGTTTGGTTCTCTTAGGCAAGGAGACTTTGGTTTTATCTTTGCTAGACCAGAGGTAGGAAAGACAACTCTTCTTGCTTCTGAAATTAGTAACTTTCTCCCCCAAATGGATAAACCTATTGTATGGTTCTCCAATGAGGAAAGTGGTGCTAAGATTATGCTCCGTATATATCAAGCATATTTTGGTAAAACCATTGTGGAAATTATGGGAGATGCGCTATACTATAAGAAGAGATTCCAACAAGAGACACAAGGAAGAATTAAGATTTATGATAATGGTGCAATCTATAAAAATACGGTTGAAAAAATATGTGAGACGTTACAACCAGGGCTTATCATCTTCGACTCGATTGACAAACTTAAAGGGTGGAAGGATGATAGAGATGACTTGGTTTATAAGGAAATATATCAGTGGTCTCGTGAGATGGCGAAAACCTATTGCCCGGTTATTGGTGTATGTCATGCTTCAGCGGGGGCAGAAGGAAAGAAATATCTCGAAATGGATGATGTTGCATATGCGAAGACAGCTAAGCAAGGAGAAGCAGACTGGATTCTTGGATTGGGAGCAACGCATAATGTTGGGGAAGAATATATCCGTTTTCTCCATGCACCGAAAAACAAATTGACTGGTGACGAAGATATGCTAGAAGAACTTAGACACGGTAAGCAAAGTGTAGTAATTAAACCAGAAGTAGCAAGATTTGAGGATATTATGGAGTGGTAAATGAGTTATAAAGATCAAACGTTTTGTCAAGATTGGTGCAAAAATGAGAAATGCTTTAGGAACTATAAACATATTCTAGATGCTCAGAAAGAAGGAGGTTTTCTACATCAAAATGATTGGATGCCTGTTTCTTTCTTTGTAGAGCCACCAAAGGACTGTAATGAACGTATTAACCCTTGATGTAAAATATTACAAAAATGCGGTAGGAAACATACTATATGCCTCCTCTTTAGAACTTATTTCTTTTGCAAATAGAGTATTAGCAACATGCAAGTCTTAACTTTGGATTGTGAAACCTCTGTTAAGAACAAAGGGTCGCCATTTACCAAGGATAATAGACTATGTCAGGTAGGTCTACTTTCAAATAAGGAATATAAAATCTATGACATTGAATACTCTGAGAATCCATATGGAAAAGCATTAGACGAAGTACAAGAATTTGTTGATGATGCTTCTCTTCTAGTAGGATTTAATATTAAATTCGACTGCCATTGGTTAGTTAGGTATGGTATTAAATTTGATAATAAAAGAATATGGGATTGTCAAATAGCACATTTTCTAATTGTAAATCAGCGTGAGAAGTTTCCATCTCTTAATGGTGTAGCAGAATATTACAGGCTAGGTAAGAAAGAGGATGTGGTGGCTGCTATGTGGAAGGAAGGAATCAACACTCCTGACATTCCATGGGAGACACTAGAATCCTATTTAAAACAAGACCTTAACTTAACATATCAAATATATCTCAAGCAGAAGGATTATTTCAAAGATCATCCAGCACTGTATCGCTTATTCTTTCTTGAGATGTTAGACTTACCAATCTTACAAGAAATGGAAATGAATGGTATGCGTTTTGATAAGGAGAAGAGCCTTGTTAAATCTAAGGAAACACTTACACACCTTACTAGACTTTATGATAGATATAATTTTGCTGTTCCCATTAATCTTTCTTCTGGGGATCATCTTTCTGCCCTTCTTTATGGTGGGACTATTAAAGAAAAGTATAGAGAAAGTTATCAGTTTATTTACAAGGATGGTCATGTAGCAGAAAAGCAAAGGTGGTCAATCAGAGAACATACGATGACACAACTTGTTAAACCTTTACCAAAGACAGAGATGGCCAAGGAAGGCTTCTATGCCACCGACAAGGTAACATTAATACAATTATGTAGTAAACGTATCCCCAAAGAAACTAAAGCTCTTATTGAGGATATTATTGAGTATGGAGACTTAGAACATTTAAATGGAACTTATTATGAGGGACTACCAGCACAAATGAATTTACATGGAGATGAAGAATATATTCATGGCTCTTTCAATCAAGTTGTTGCTGTAACTGGCCGTTTGTCGAGCAGTAAGCCTAATCTCCAGAATAGAGACAAACGAATTGATGACTGTTTTATATCTCGATTTTGAGATAAAACTTATTTAGAGGTATTAAATGACAAAGAAAGACTATGTAGCTATAGCAACAGCTTATAGAGATTCTATGGGACCTATCCATGATTTTTATTATGAAGATTTTCTAGATAGAATTATTATTTATCTTAAACAAGATAATCCTAATTTCAATGAGGAGAAGTTTAAAGAAGCTTGTGGTGTATGATTAGCTGGCCTGATTTGGTTTTTCCCCCTATCAATTTATGGAGTATGCCTTATGTTAATCAAAGGCGATTTGAGCGCTCTGGAATGGAGAGTATCAGTCTTTCTAAGTCAGGACAAAGTAGGGATACAGGAAATAGAAAATGGATTAGATCAGCACACTCACAATCAGCAAACCTTTGGGCTACCATCAAGACTCATCGCTAAAGTTTTTGTCTTCCGCTTAATTTTTGGTGGTAGTGCATATTCATATGCTAATGACGCTGATTTTAAAGAAGTTGGCTTTAATGAGAAACAATGGCAAGAAGTAATTGATAAATTCTATGCCAAATATCAAGACCTAGCTAAGTGGCACGTCTCATTAATGCAACAAGTGAATGCTACTGGTAAAATTGTTATTCCTACTGGTAGAGAGTTTAAATTTAAGACCTATCCAAACTTTAGAGGAGAACCAGAGTGGCCTAGAACACAAATCCTAAACTATCCCGTTCAAGGGTGCGCAGCAGATATTATGTCTCTTGTTCGTGTAGCAGCATACAACCGTATTAAAAAGGATTTTGATCCTGATAAGGTTAAATTTATTGCTACCGTACATGACGATGTAGAACTAGATGTTGCAAATGATTCAGAATTAGTGTATAATATATGTATATGCTTAGAAAACGTATTTAAAGATATACCAACATTATATGAGAAATTCTTTAAGCAACCTTATAATGTACCAATGACCGGTGAAGTATCTTACGGCCAAACACTAGCAGACATGGTTAAATTTGACAGGAGTAAATATGCAGATTCAAGTTATTTCAGTATCTAAACCAGAATGGAAAGAGAAACCCCCCAAGGCTAAATGGCAAGAGGTAACTCTCACTTACTCAGCAGGTGGCAAAACCACAGCTAAGAAATTCCTCTCTTTTGATCCAATCTTTAATAAAATTAAAGAGATGGAAGATGGAGAGCAATATGATGTGACAATGGAAAAGGAAGGTGATTATTGGAAGTGGAAAGAGGTAGTTAAAATGGCAGCAGGAGGCGCTGGAACAGGTCAGGAAGCTACTAAACAGGTGAGTAGGCCATCTACCTATGAGACTCCTGAAGAACGTGCTAAAAAGCAACTTTACATTATTCGGCAAAGTGCAATTAATTATGCCCTCGATTATAGTAAAGCAGTTAAAGCCCTTAAAAGTAAAGAAGAAGTAACAGACTTAGCACAATATTTTATCTCTTTTGTTCTTAATGGAGATGCAATGGAAGCTATTATTAATATGGAGGATGACATTCCAGCATGATTAGATTGACAGGTCTATGGTTAAATACTAAAAAAGAATCAGGTGAGAAGTATTTTAAAGGTAAACTTGGAACTGCTGAAATTCTCATCTTTAAAAATAAGAATAAGAAAGACGAGAACGACTATGATTATCTGATGTATATGGATGAAAGTAAGAAACTTCCAGTAGAGAATATTGATGAAGATGTTCCTTTGTGAAAGCCCTAATTGATGGAGATATTCTTACGTACCGTATTGGCTTTACTACTCAAGAAGAGGAATCTTGGGTAGCATTTGCTAGGATAGATGAACTTATTCTTTCTATCTTAGCTGATACTGGTGCAAAAGAGTATAAGGTGTTCCTTACTTCTACAGATAAGAGCAACTTTAGGTATCAGATTTATCCAGAATATAAGGGTAATCGGAAAGCACCTAAGCCAATTCATTATGAAGATATTCGTAAATATTTGGTAGAAGTACATGAAGCAGAGATTATTTATGGAGAAGAGGCAGATGATGCTTTAGGTTACAATCAAACAGAAGAGACCATTATTTGTTCAATTGATAAAGACCTTCTTATGATTCCTGGTAAGCATTATAATTTTGTAAAGAAAGAACTATATAATATTTCTAAACAAGAAGGACTATATAACTTCTATTGGCAACTTCTTAATGGAGATATTGGAGATAATATTCCAGGATGTCCCGGTGTTGGTCCTAAGAAGATAGAGAAACTTATTCATAGTGATATGACAGAAATAGAACTATGTACAGTTTGTTTTGACACTTATGATGCCGCTTACACAAAAAGAGGATTACCAAATTATAGGGCAGATATGCTTCGTAATGGACAGCTTTTAAAAATTAAACAAGATAAAGAAGAACTTTTATGGAAGTTTCCTAGTAATGAGTAAAGTTTTTCTAATTAGTGATACACATTTTGGTCATGCAAATATTATCAAATATTCAAATAGACCTTTTAATGATGTTAAAGAAATGGATATTGATCTAATTGAAAATTGGAATAAAGTGGTATCTAAAGAAGATAAAGTTTATCATTTAGGTGATGTTGGATTTACATCTTTTTCTTATATTAAACGAATCTTTGATTCTCTTAATGGAACTAAAGTATTAATTAAGGGAAACCATGATAAATTTAAACTCTCCCAATATCAGCAAATTTTTAAAGATGTACGAGGAACACATCAAGTAGGAGGTTATATTCTTTCTCATATACCTATTCATCCAAGTAGTCTATCAAGATGGAAAGGAAATATTCATGGGCATGTTCATAATACCTCCTTAGAAGATGAAAGATATATTAATGTTTCAGTAGAAAATATTAATTACACTCCAATTTTACTAGATACATTTCTATGAATAAGAAAGAACAATTATGGGAGTTTCCTATTGTTAATTAAAGATTTAATTCTTCTATTAGAAAAAGAAATAGAAAAACAAAAACCATATGAGGAAATGTTTGGCGAAGCATCCATAGAAATAGATGTTTTTGATGTAGAAAATCATGTAATTTCATATAAGGGTTTCTCATCAGATATAAAAATAACCAGTTCTCCAGAAGGTAGTTATAGAATTTTAACTGCTTGGTTAGAAGCATATAAATGAATTGGACTGAGGGGAGAATAAAATCTTTTATAACTTCTACTATTAGATCAGGTTTTAGGAGATGGCCTGAAAAGTTTGAAGTATTAAAAGAGGCATTTGTTAGGAAAGGGATTAATCCTAAAACAGGTCGGTCAGCAGCATTATATAGGTGTTCTACTTGTAACGGAGAATTTTCTAGTAAGGATATTCAGGTAGATCACATTGAACCTGTAGTAGACCCAATAGAAGGATTTAAAACATGGGATGAGTTCATCTCTCGTCTATTCTGTAGTAAAGAGAATTTACAAGTCCTTTGTAAAGAATGTCACTTAAAGAAAACAAAACAAGAAAAAGATGTAAGAAAAAGAAAGGGTATATAAATGATCTTTGGAAAACCCTTTGAGAAATATCCTGAATGGTATAAATGGTATGCTTGGTATCCAGTTAGATTAGATACCTTACAAATTGCATGGTTAGAAATAGTATATAGAAAAGATTCTCCTTATACTACCTATGCACATTTTAAAAAATATCTAAAGGAAAACAATGGAAATTAAATTCACAGATAAAGATTACAAAGAGTTCTCCTTTAAACTAAAAGAAGAAGAGGTACAATATTTTGTAGAGTATGCAGTCTTTGACCTGCTTAAGAAGGGAGTGTTATCTTTAGAAAATCCTTCTGAAGAAGAAGTTCAAATGACATTCCTTCAGAATGTAAATGTAGAGAGTCTTCCAGAAGCATGAAAGACATCTTAAAACAATTAGAAAAAGAAATACAAGAAGAAGATTTTTTTGATGATTGGAATAGAGAATATATATCAGGTCTAGAAAGAGCATGTGATATTATTAGAGAATATCTAGAAGAAGAAAAATCATGAATACTCATATGGTGATACCTGATTGCCAAGTGAAAGAGGGAGTTGATACCTCTCACTTGGAATGGATAGGGAAATGGGCAGCAGAAAAGAAACCAGATGTTATTGTTTGTATTGGTGATTTCGCTGACATGCCCTCTCTTTCTACTTATGATGTTGGTAAAAAATCCTTTGAAGGAAGGAGATATACAAAAGATATAGAGGCATCTATAGATGCAATGAATAAGCTTATGATTCCTATCTATAATGAACAAATAAGGCTCCAAGCTAATAAAAAGAAGCAATGGAATCCTCGTCTTGTATTAACTCTAGGTAATCATGAGGAACGCATCAATAGGGCAGTGCAGAATGATCCTAAACTAGAAGGTCTTATTTCAATTGATGATTTAGGATATGAAAATTTTGGATGGGAGGTACATCCATTTTTAGAGGTGGTAGTAATTGATGGAATTGCTTATAGTCATTACTTTACTACTGGCGTTATGGGACGCCCTGTAACAAGTGCTAGGACTCTTACGACAAAGAAATTTATGTCATGCACAATGGGGCATGTACAGAAAACAGAAATAGATATGTCTAGTTTTAGGGCAGATGGAACTCCTATCATTTCTCTTTTTGCAGGATGTTGTTACCTACATGATGAGGATTATCTAGGCCCACAGGGTAATGTTGTTCATAGGCAAATTGTTATGAAGTATGAGGTAGATAATGGTTTCTACTATCCTCATATGATTTCTCTAAATTATTTAAAGGGACGTTATGGGAATGCCTGATTGTGTAGAATACATTAATTACATTGTTTATATGTAGATGATTGAGTTGATTACCAGACTTGGATAAAAGTTTGACTCCGATAAGGTCGGATGCGAAAGCTAAGACAGCCGGGAAAGACCGGCCCCTAACGAAAAGTTAACCGGAGCTGCGCGCAATGAAAAGGAACCGAAGATATGAACACTGAAACATCACCAGAAGCAGATACGACAGAGGGCGCAGCGTCCGAGTTGAACGTCGGGTTAGGGTGGAGGAAGATTGCTAACAGCGAACAAATTGATACATGGCTTTTTGAGCACGCGCAAATTATGGAGCATACATGCGACAGCGTAAAAGGTGACGCAGGAAGCGAGCATGAAGGTTTAAATATCGCGTGGAAGGACACTATGACAGGCGAAACTATCGGCGTTGTTTACTCTGTCCGTTGTTCAACACAGAAGACCCCTAACGATTGAATTAAGGGGCGCGCTTTAGCGCGTCCCGCTTGAATGATTAGTTGGGCCTCGGTGCCCGCCAGAAAGGAATGAGCAATGCCTGATTGTGTAGAATACATTAATTACATTGAAAAGCTTGAAAAAGAGATTGAATATTTCCAATATAAAAATTCTCTTCTTGAATCAGCATTAAAAATCTTAAAAGAATCTCACCAAGAAGGAACACAACATGGATAAACCAAAATTGAAAAGTCGTATTGATATTATTGGGCAAAATGGAAATAATGGAGAGCATTATTTGAATGAAGAAGAAGAGCATATTAAAACTCTTATAGAAGACCATTGGAAATATATTGAGGGAGTTCTAAATCCTCATATGAGCATGGAAGAACTTAATGTGATTAAATTCCATTATAAATCAGCTATGAGGCATGGTTGGAGACATGCTAAAGAGTATTTTACAGGAAGTGTATAATGCCATTAACATTAGAAGAAGTAAAGGAAAAACTTAAACAACTAGATGAAACATCACTTCTCGAAATTCTTGAAATCTCTTCTGAGGAGATTGTTGAAAGGTTTACTGATAAGATTGAAGAAAAAGAAGACTATTTTATTAAAGACCTAGAGGAAGAAGAATGGAATTAAGTCCTTATTCAGAAATTATACATAAGAGCAGATATGCTCGTTATCTCCCTGAACTTAAGCGACGGGAAAGTTGGGAAGAAACAGTAACTAGATTGATGGATTATCTAACTTCTAAACATCCTATTGTATATGAAGTAGAAAAAGAATTAACACAAGCAATTCTTAATTTAGAAGTTATGCCTTCTATGCGTCTTATGATGACGGCAGGAGAAGCATGTGATAGGGATAATATCAGTGCTTATAATTGTTCCTATCTTGCAGTAAATAACAAACGCTCTTTCTCAGAAGCATTATATATTTTAATGAATGGCACAGGTGTTGGTTTTAGTTGTGAGAGACAGGAAATTTCACAACTTCCAGCAGTTCCAAATGAATTAAAGGAAAGTTCAGATGTCATCGTTGTGGCGGATAGTAAATTGGGATGGGCAAAGGCGTTTAAAAAGCTTCTGTCCTCTTTGTGGGACGGAGATATTCCGAGCATTGACTACTCAAAGATTAGACCTGCTGGAGCAAGACTTAAAACATTTGGTGGTAGAGCATCCGGCCCGGAACCTTTGCAGCGATTGTTCCAATTTGTCACTACAGTATTTCAAAGTGCCAAAGGGCGTAAATTAACTTCTATTGAAGTCCATGACATTATGTGTATGATTGGTGAGATTGTGGTTGTTGGCGGTGTACGCCGTTCTGCTCTTATCTCTCTTTCTAATCTTACAGATAGACGTATGAGGGAAGCTAAGATGGGAGCATGGTATGTAGATGCCTCTCATCGTGGACTTGCTAATAATAGTATTGCTTATACGGAGAAGCCAGATGCAGAAACTTTCATGGAGGAATGGGTATCTCTTATTAAATCCAAGTCTGGTGAACGAGGTATTTTCAACCGGGTGGCCGCACAAAAGCAAGCTTCACGTTGGGGCCGACGGCCAAATGATCTTAATTACGGATGTAATCCCTGTTCAGAAATTATTCTTAGAGACAAACAATTCTGTAATCTTTCAGAAGTAATAATCCGTAGTGATGATTCGTTTGAAGATCTGAAACGTAAAGTGGAACTAGCTACAATCCTTGGTACTATTCAGTCTACTCTAACCAACTTCTCTTTCCTCTCTGAGGAATGGAAAAAGAATACAGAAGAAGAACGATTGCTGGGAGTGAGTCTGACAGGTATTATGGATAATAAGTTTATGGCTAATCCAATGGATGGAGCATTAGCAAATAAACTTGAACAACTTAGAGACTTTGCAAGGAAAGTAAATGAAGAATGGGCTGAAAAACTTAGTATTCAACCTTCTGCTGCTATCACTGCTGTTAAGCCTTCCGGTACAGTCAGTCAGTTGGTGGATAGCTCTAGTGGGATTCATGCTCGCCATAATCCTTACTATATACGACGTATTCGTATGGATAAGAAAGACCCTATCTATTCCTATCTAAAAGAAAAAGGAATTCCAGTAGAAGATGAAGTATTTAGACCAGATAGCACAGCAGTATTTAGTTTTCCAATAAAAGCTCCAGAAGGAGCAGTATGTAGGAATGATAAAACAGCAATTGAGCAACTTGAACTATGGCTAATCTATCAACGTTATTGGTGTGAGCATAAACCATCAGTTACTATTTCTGTTAAAGATGAAGAATGGCCAGAAGTAGGTGCTTGGGTATATAAACATTTTGATGAAGTGAGTGGTGTATCTTTTCTTCCTTTCTCAGATCATACTTATCAGCAAGCTCCTTATACAGATTGTACAAAAGAAGAATATGAGGAGTTTATAAAGAAGATGCCTAGTGAAATTGACTGGTCGTCTTTTATTGAAGAGGATGATTATACTATTGGACAACAAACCTTAGCATGTACGGCAGGAGGATGTGAAATTTAAGTATGCCAAGAAAAGATAAGAAACTTTGGGATAAACAGAATCCAGAGAAAGTAAAAGCATATAATGAGAAATGTATCTTACTTTGTTCTAATTGTCATAGAGAAGTACATTGGAAAATTAAAAGAGAAGAGGAATTATAAATAATATGAGTATTGAATTTATTTCTGGAATGTGTTTTGGTATAGAACTAATTGGAGACTTCTTTGTAATTCATGTAGGAATTTTTAGAATTATGATTGAAATGAAATAATAAAAGGGGCGAAAGCCCCTTTTATTATTTCTTCCAAGCAGCTACAATACGACTTCCAAAAAGGAAACCAAATGCAATATTAGCAGCTTCTAAAGCAGTTTGTTGTATTAAAATTGGCATACCAGTAATATATAATGTACCTATCCCAACAGCAATAACAGAGAGTGCTCCTATATATCTAGCAGAAGCCCTCAAATCCACTACCCATTGACTAGGTTGACCAATTGGAGAATCTAATTGTGCAAGAGCTTTTAGTTTCTCTACTTCTGATTGATCTAGTTGAATTTGTTCTGCTACAGTAGTAGGTTTAACTCCTCCAACCCATTTAACAATAATCTGTTTAATGGACTCTGCTGCAACTGGAACTAGTGATGCAATAAGTGTTTCAATAATCATACTTCTTCCTTCCATTCAAAATGATTTCCATCACCTCTTTTAAATCTCCCTCCCCATACTCCTCCAATACTTTCCCAATATTCTCCAAGTTCTTTATATTGTTCTGTACCAGTTAAATATTTTCCATCTTTAAATAAATTAAAATCAATAGCTAATCTCTTACAATGGAGACTATTACTTACTCCAATCCCCATGGCAGCATTCTTATTAGCCTGTTCTTGAGAGCGATAAGCATCGCCAAAGGTAAGACCATATCCTTTAGAGGTAGCAAATTGAATTAAGTCTGCTACTTTACGTACAAACTCTTGCTGTTGTTTAGATAAGCTCATTTAAGTCCTTTCGCCCAATTCATAAGATCTTCGTCTTCACTATTTTTCTTTTCTTTATCCACTTCATTATTTGCCCAAGTAATATCAGCAGTAATTTTACTCATCAGAGCAGGAGAAAGAGGTACTCCAGATCTTTTCATTGCACCAACAAGTCTATTAGCCCTTTCTGGATTTGTTAACATTTTACCTAATGCTAGAGGAGAAAGAATAATAGCAGCATCTGCATAAGGATTAAGAAAATTAAACATAAGTACATCAGTCAATGCACCTGCTTGCATCATAGGAATAAGCCAACTATTCTGCCCTTTAGGTTTCTTTTGCGCAATCAAAGAGGTTTCTGCAAAGGTTTTAATACTATTAATCTGCTCATCCGACAGAACTCTTTTCATAGTACGAAGAGATTTAGGATCATTAAAATTCTTTAATAGAGAGGAGCCAATTGTCTCGCCTTCTTTAGAAAGTTTACCAGATTGATTAAGAAGATTATCAATGTAATGCTGTTGGACATTACCCCAAACCTCATCATATTTTACGTCACTTCCAAGTCCTTCCGCACGTTTAAGAACAACTTTCAGCATGCTAATTTCTTTCTCATTACCAGAAGCAACAATAGAATCAACCACTTGTGAGGGTTGTTTTGCTACAACCTTAGCAACAAAATCGTCATTGAGTTTTCCTTGAGACTTCCTATAGAAAGCATTTACTTTCATCAAGTCACTATACACATCTGGTCCAGCTTGTTTAGCACCATCTTCCATCTGTTTAGTTACTTGGTCTGCTAAAAGTTTAATATTGCGTTTAGCAGGATCTCCTTCTTCCAACATTCTACCACGTGCAAGTAAAGAAGACCGTAGTACTTGTGCATCTTGAAAAGAAAGAGTATTATCTCCAGAAGCAACTCGTTGAAGAATAGTACCCCCTTGCTCTGTAAGTCCTACTTTACCAATCCTATCTTGTTGATCTAGAATATTCTTTGCTATCTTTTGAACAGGGAGGGTATCTACAAAGATACCTTTTTGAGCAGCACGAAGACCAATATCCTGATAAATAGGCTCTACTACTTTAGAGAGTCCAGAAAAACCACCATTGATAGACTCCTTAACTGCTTCTCCAACATTAGAGATGGGAAGAGAATGGGCAATAGGGGTAAGTTCATCTCTCATTTGTTTTAATACTTTATCTTGTTGTTCAAAGAGAGTATTGAGACGAAGTTTACCACCAATAGTCTGATATGTAGCATTTTCTACAGTAGAGCGCCAAGTATTAGGAGAACTTTGTCCTACAGAAAGAGTAGTTCCTCTCTTCTGCATTTCTTCTTGTGCTTTCCTAATAATAGGGTCTACTTCCTTTGCTGGTTTAAGTGCCCCATATCCTTTAGAGAGACCTACACCAATGCCACTACCTACTACATCTGCTGCTACTTGAGTCCCAATTTCCTTTCCTTGTTCTTTTAGAAGTTGAGAAATAGGAATATCTTCTCCTCCAAGTTGTCTACTAAGTTGACTAGTAGACATCCCAATAGAAGTACCTAATCCTGTTCCTAAAGCAGATTGTCCTGCTTGAATCAGGGTAGAAGGATTTTTAGTAACAGCAAGAGCACCAAGACCGCCTATAATAGAACCAACTAATGGGGCATACTCTTCAAACATAGTTTTCTTAGGAGGAGCATTACTAATCTCCTGTTGCTTAGGTCCTTCTTGTTCTAGTCTAGCAATAGCATCGTCAATATATGACATTATTGCATTTCCCCCTTATCTTTGATCGCCTTAAGCATTCTAAGTTGTTCCGCTTTAGAAAAACCACTATTCAATATAGAATCAACTGCTTGCTTTTGAGACATACCAGAGACATCAAGTTGAGGCCTAACTCCAAGCATTTGCTCAACTCCTCCTAAATTATAACCAGTATTTGCAAGTTCTGTAGCTCTATTTGCTAGTGTCTTTTCAATAATCCCAATCTGACGGTTAATATTCTCTTTTACTACTTTAGGTTCTTGTGCAGGAGAAGCAGTAAACTTAAGAATCTGACTCTTTTCATTTTCAGTTAGAGAAGCCCCAAAGGTAGTTTTCATTAAGTTGGTCAACCATTGCTGATAGTTTTCCCACCATTGGGCAGACTCAGTCATACTTGGAGCAATGCCCCTACGTCCTGCCTCAAGAGCAGCCGTTGCAAGGGCATCTGATTTAAAGCCAGCATATTTATCTTTAAAAGAAAGACTAGCAGGTTTTAAAAGATCAAGTTGCTCTTTACCAGAAGTAAATTTATCCCTATCTGACATGTCAATAGGCTTTCTTCCTTCAGAAGGAGAAGGGAGAGTATTAGTAGTAGGTTTAGGTTGTGTAGAAGTACCAAGTTCAGACGGAAGAGATACACCTTCTGTTTTATACAATTGATTACTAACTGGATCTACTCCCCAACGAGCTTGAGTAAGAATAGAACCATAGAGTTTAGCCCTAACTGCTGCCTTTTGTTCTTCTGTAGCATTAGGCATTTGAGTATTAATCATTTGCTCGATCATTCGTTCTTGAGAACTTCCTCCTCCTGCCTTTTCTACAAGAGAGAGATCATCCATACTAATTTCTCCTCTTTTATATTGTGCATATTGAGCAGGAGAAATCTTACCAGTTTGCACTAGTTTGAGAGCAGGGTCTTCTTCTCTAAGGGCTTTCTCAGCAAGAGCTATTTCTTTTTGAGTTTGTGCTTGTTTAAGGCCCGTTTCTGCTTGCTTAGATTTCATTCCTTGAATCATTTGCTGTACACCATATGCCTTATCTGGCATATTATATTGCATATATTTATTAGATACAAGTTCACCAAACTTTTCAATATCTTTAGAGGGATTGATTCCTAGTGCCATTGCTTCATTCATAGATTCTTGTTGAATCTGTTTAATTGTATTAGTTTCAGCCATACGGGGGTCTTGATAGCCAAGCATTCCAGAAAGAGTATTACCAAGTTGTCTTCCTACTTGTGCTCCACCTGCTATAATACCTCTACCAGGTTGAAGTTGAGCCGCTTGAAGATCACCTTGCCTGGCTTGTTGCTCAATTGCTTGTTGCAACATAGCGGGGTCTTGTCCAAACATTCCAAGTTCATTTGCCATTACCATCCCCAATTCCATTGGTCATTCAACATCATATCTTGATCACTTCCAGCAATAACTCCTTCTTGACCAGACCAATTAAAACCGTCTTGTTGATTAATGGCAGAATTATATCCAGTATCCCATCCAGGAGAGGATGTTCCTCCTAAAGAACCAGAAAGCCAATTAGCACCTTGATTGAGCAAACCATTCTGGCCGCTAAAAGCAGGAGAACCAAAGAAGTTCTGACCTCCCTGAGAGAGCATATCGTTTCTATTCAGATAAGCATTATTCATAAGATTTGCACCTGCCATTTGACCTTGTAATGCTTGTCCACCAAGAGAACCAGATTGATTTACTTGATTAGCAAACTGTGTTTGTGTATTCCAAGCAGGATTATATGCAGCAAGAGCCCTATTTTGATATTGATTAAGCATGTCTTGACCAAGATTTAAACTTTGTGCTTCTCTTGCCAAATCCCGTTGATTCATCGAATCATATAAACTTCTCATTTGAGTGCCACCACCAGTAGAACCAAGCATCCCTTGTGACAAGAGACGATTCTCAAGTCCTAATCTATTCTGCTCATCTTGATAGGCATTAAGTTGACTTCCCATATTATAAGCATATTGAGAAGCCTGCATAGGGTCCATGTTAGCTTGTTGCATATTTCCATAGAAAGAACCCATAAGGGCATTCTGAGCATTTTGCCATTCTGGAGCAAGTTCACTCTTCATTTCACCTGTAGCAGGATCAACATAAGTTCGTCCCATTCCAGAAGAAATATTATAAGGAGTAAACTTAATGCTTTCTGCAAGTTTAGCAGCATTATCTACTTGTTGATTAGACAAATAATTCTGTAATGCAGCATTACCACCTGTACCAATCAAGGAACCCCAATCTGTTCCCCCTCCTCCTCCTGCACTACTACTTCCTACTGCACCAGTAAGACCACCGAGTGTCTTTGCTCCAGATGCAAGTTGACTAGGAGTAAGACCTGTTCCAAGCATTCCTCCTCCACTTGTACCAGCTCCAGCTACTCCTCCCCCTGCACCAGTAAGACCAGCCAAACCTCCTGCTCCTCCTAAAGTCTCTGCTGCAAAGAAACCAGGCCCTAATGCACCAAGAGCCTCTGCACTAGCTCCAGCCGTAGTAAAACCAAGTCCACCTGCTCCTGTAAGACCAGTTATTCCTCCTGCACTTGGATTAAGACCTCCTCCAACTAGACTTCCCCAAGAAGAACCAGAGGTAGGGGCAGCACCAGCAGCTCCAGATAAGGTAGGCCAAGCAGCAAGCCCACCTAATACTCCAGCAGAAGCCAAAGCAAGGCCTTCATTAGTCTCATACCAAGGGTCATCTTTAGGTTGGATATAACCAGCATTAGAATAATCTAAACCATTAGGACCAACTGTAACTGCTCCTAGATTCTTATAACCACCCTCTACACCTGGACTAACTAAGTCTCCAGTCTTACTATTCTTATGTGCTAGAACATCTTTTATAAATTCTTGAGGATGTTGTTTTGCCCATGCCTGTACTTCTGGACTAAAGGAATTAAAATCATTAACAGAAATAGCATTACTAACAGGAGAAAATAAGCTATTAAAATCTTGAAGAGAGGTGCCTCCAGCTACAGAACCATACAAACCTGACATAGCATTAATATCATTAATAGCATTTTGTGTATTCCTAGATTCAGGACTATAGAAAGCATAATCCATTTCACTTGGAAGCACTTGCCCAGGAGTAATATTTCCATCTGTAGGAAAGAATAAGTTTGTGTAATAGTCTAAAGAAGCATCTGGTAAATACCCAGAAGGACTATATCCAAGTTGTTCTTGTGTTAATTGCCTAGGAATAAGAGTTGCCATTTTACCACCTTCTCATACTATATGGATTATTCTGAGACCAACTTTGATTTTGTTGTTGTGTATTTCCTGCTTGCCAATTATTTGCTACTGGTGCACCAAACATTCCACTAGAATAATTTTGTCCTCCATATGGTTGATATTGTTGGTAATTAGTATATGGTGTTCTAGTAGTAGCAGTACCACCAAACATTCCTTGATTTCCATAACCATACTGCCCACCCCAATTTTGTCCCTGTTGTGGTTGCCTATATTGCATAGATTGTGCTTGCTGTCCTTGCATATAAGGCTGCCAATACATACTTTGTCCAAGGATACCACGAAGTTGGTTATTTGGCAATTGTTGATTAGAATAATTATTTATAGGACTTCCAATTGAAGTCACTTCTGATTGATTTTGTGCTATTTGTTGAGGAGACATTCCCCCGCGAGCTTTCGCTAAAATAGCATTTGTTTCTGCATCACGAGCAACTGCCTCATCATGTACTCTTTTAGCAACTGCTGCTGCTTGTTCTGGGGTCTGTCTTAGCACTATATTCTCCTTAGTTAGAAATTACAATAGGAGTAGGAACATTATTCTGATTAGAATTATCTACAGGATTTCCTTGATTAGAATTATCTGTTGGATTATAACTATTACTAATTGCATGACTATCTGTATTAGTAGTTACATTAGCAGCAGGAGCTTGAATTTGTCCTGCCATTCCAACGAAGGCTTGGTTAGTACTAATTCCAAGAGCAGTAGCATTATTACTTGCAGTAGTACTTACAATTTGATTAGAATGAATTCCATAACCCTGTACAATTGCTGGAACAAAGATTCCAAGAGCTTGCATAAGAGTATCTACTTGAGAACGAGGGGCAGCAAGTTGGGTAGATTGAGTAGATTGTCCTTGTCCTTGTAGAGACATCATAGCAACTACCTTGGTTGTAGTGTCACCTGTCTTTGCGATCTCTGCCATTGCTTTATATTTTTCTGCTTCAGCATTAGAATGAACTGTTTGTATAGCAATTTGAGCATCTATATATCTATTATAATCACTAGCACATCCTGCTAAAGCAATAATAGGAATAATCAAAAATAATTTTTTCATTTTATACCTTCTTAAGATTTATAAAATTCTTCCAAGTTTTGTTAAAATATCTATTCTTTGGATAGATAGTGGATAGTCAAAAATAGTTGTCTGAATACTAAATTGAAAAGTACGACCACTCCCTATTAATTGATGTTTATAAGTTGTATATAAATCTGTTCCTCCACCTAGACCAAGAAAATATTTCTGATATAATGTACTAGTACTCTTATAATCATATTTCGTAAAAAGATTTAAATAACCTGCAAAACCACCACTAAGAGTTATTTCTAAACTTTTAGGAAATTTAAGTTGACTAGGGATTTCTAAATGTTGCCATGTACTTGTATATTTAAATGTATACGAAAGATAATCATCTTTATAACCAGAATATTTTCCTATAATAGTTTCCTTACCAATGTAAGTAATATTATCTTTTGTTGTATATAGACCATAAGGAGTAATATTATTCCATGTAGCACATCTAAATGTACCATCTTCAAGTTTACTTCGCACATCAAAATAAAAAGTAAGACCAACTATAGGAAAATTAAGAAGGTAGAATCCTTCTCCTTCATTATAAGTGCTTCTAATATCATTTAATACTTCATTTTGTCTATAACTATTTAATAAGTCTCTTATATTAGCAGAGACATCGTTCATAGGAGTAGAACCACCTTCTTGTACTACTCGTCCAAAACTAATCAAACCTTTATCACTAAGAAATAAGAGATCATCTCCTATATCTTGAATTGAATTTCTTGAAATACAACCTATTCCTTTAATATGTTCTTTTAGATACATAGAAGAAGGATCAGCAGCTCCTTCATATAATATAATACTTTTCTTTGCAAATATCACAAGAAGACCATTATAAGTTTCAATTGAAGATATACTATCTACTCCATTAGTCCATACAGTAGAAAGATCAATACTACCAGAAGAACCAGAATAAAAATCATGGCCTATCAATGCATCACTATAATAAACTACTTGTGGTGTAGTAGGCGCTCCTCCAACCCAAAGTCTTCCAAGTGCACCTAATACAGTATCTCCTTTAGGAACTTCATAAGTAGTCCAAATAACAGTATTATCTGTAGTAGTACCTCCTACAGTTGTACTCCAAATAGGTGCAGTTGCTCCAGAAGTACCTGCTGTGGTACATACATAATAATAAGGAGTGGCTGTAGTAGGTCTCCTAATAGTTCCTACTGTAAAGGCTGTAGAAGCCGTCCAAGCAGTATGGCTGCGTGTTATATATCCTATAGTAGAACCATCATATTCTAATGGTACATGTCCTGATTGAAAAAAATAAGCTTTATTATTAAAGTTTATAATTTTCCAATTATTAGAAGTTATTGTACCCGGAGCAACTAAATCGGTTAAAGTAGTAGTTCCTTTATATATTTTATTACCTGCACAACTTATAATTTCCGTAGTACCATCTATTTTCTTATATTCAAAAATAGTTTCTATGTTTCCAACAACAGGAGTAGTAGTAGTAACTACTGTCCATCCTTTACGAGCTGCTATTCGTCCATACTGGTCAATAACACAATTTAGGGCTTCTAATGCCCAATTAATAGGTAAATCAACAGAGGCTTCTTGGCTATTAAGGCCATAGAAACCTGGGGCACTAATTGAAAGTGGAGTTAAATTTGTTGCCATGTAGTCTCCCCAGTTCTAGCAACATCTTGTTGAATAGCATCTCCTAGAGCAGTTTGATACATCTGCCATTGTTCTATGGTATTCTGTCCACCATCTTCTCCACGTTCTGAGATGGCCTTTGCCCAACTACCAATAACAATTGGATACCAGGGTAGAGTTAAAACATCAGTAATAGCAGTGAGTTCTGCTTGAGGAATAACAAGACCAAACTTAAGAGAGTAGATTCCATTAGGAGTTGGATAAAGTTTAATGGTTGGATCAAGATTTACATCTTGTCCAACTACTGCAAAATCAGTGGGAAAAGAGGGAGTAATTGTTTGGAGATATTGTTGACGATTTACCCAATCTCCCTCTTTTAAAAAAAGTCTAAGTTGATTAGTAGAATCATAAGCAAATACGTTACCATCATCCCTAGGAAGAAAACGATAACGTTGGCCTGCTCCTACAATAGAATAATCAGCCGTTCCAGAAGAAGTAATAACAGTTTTAATAGAACGAAGCATAGACCAGTTCCAACTATCTTCTACTTCTCTTTTAGTCTCATTTACAAAATCAAGAATAAGTTTTGTATAAGCCTCATTAAAATCTGAAATTTCAGTCTCTCTAAGTCTACGAAGAACTGAGTTTACAATTTGAAGAGCAGTCATTGTTTTCCTTTAAATACTTACATGGTCTTCTAGACGTGTTACTCTACGATCAAGATTTGCAATTTGACCATGTAGGTCCCTTTCAATAGCTAACATAGAGCGAGCCATCTCAGAGACCTTCTCATATAGTTTATTACCCATCCAACCCAAGACCGCTATAAGAACACCAAAGAGAGTAGCTACTATAGTAGCAGCGAATGTCAATAAACTAACAGTATCCACATTACTCTCCTGTTTTCTTAATTACTTTTTTGGAGGTTTTTTCCCCTTTGTCTTGCATCCCATCGTATTTCTCCCAATTTTGTTCAAACAACATCTCAGCATGTTCAATAGGAACATCTATAATTTGTTTTGATAGTTTATGCTGAATCTTCATTATTGAGTAACGCTAGTTCCAACAAGCCAAGAAGGACGACCAATCAAAACAGACCAAGTAGAGGTAGCAAGATCAAGAGCAGTTACAGCATTAAGATTAGAAATACTAATAGTGAGAGTGTTCACAGCAGACACATAAACACTAACAGAAGCATCTACAGTAAGACTTACACCAGCAGCATAAGAAATTACCATATCACCAAGAGCAATACCTGGAATAGTAAAAGTGGCACTATCTTCAGCACCAGCCGCAATAGAGGCAGGATCTACTGTAAGGGATACAGTCCAAGCATCTGTAAAAACACCTTGAAATTGTTTAGCACCACGTTCATATTTTGCAACGGTTGCAGTAGTAAAAGCCATAATATTTTTCCTTTATAAACTTACAAAAAAGGGGCTAGACCTATATAATAGACCTAACCCCTAAAGATATTACCTAGTTATTAGGCAGGTACTACGAAAGACAAACCAGCATAATCACGCAGTTCTTTTACACCATACACAGTATCAGAAGTAACAAGAGTACCGAGATATTCTTGTTTGTATTGAGACTGAGTACGGATACCTTGTTGTTCAGCATGGGCCAGAGCATCCTTATGGAAAACCATACCAACACGATATTTCGTATCGGTAGGAGTACCAGTGGTCCAGTCAACCGTCAAACCAAATTCATCAACATAAGAACCAGTAGGAGCAGTGGCACTAAAGGCAACAGACTGAGTGCCAGTTACACTATTTACATGAATCCAAGGGCAGTTAGTAGTAGTAAAGACTTCTACACCATACAGATCAGCAATCTTACCGGTTTTGATAGCACTACCATCACCATTAAAAGCTTGCTCAGTAAAGCGAGAAGTGCCACGAAGAACATTCGCTTCTACTGGAGGAAGAATCATTACCAATTGAGAACTATCTACATCTTGGTCTTCAAGAGTCTGAATCATCTTACGAATAGCAACATCAGTAAGAGCAGTACCATTACCAGTATTAGTATTAGCAGAACCACTAAAGGTAGTGGAACCATCGCCACCAATAACAGCAGTTTCATACAAATTAGTTGCACCTGCAATAGAACCACCATTAAAACCAGCACCAAGCAGAGCAATATCTTGATCTACTCGTTTAGCCAAGGCATAACCACTATCATCAGTATAGAAACGGCGCATAGAAGACAAGGCTTGCATTTCAGCAATATCTTCATACAATTTGCTATATTCAAAATGCTTATTAATCAAGACATCTACCAAGGTTGCAGTATCAGCAATCAAGGTCACTTGAGTAGAAGCAGCTTTAGCCGAAGCAGAACCACGACCAGGAACAGGGATATGAAGAGTATCACCCTTCTTACCCTTAAAATTGATTTTAGTTACAAGATTTGCAAGAACAAGTTTACTCTTATAACTTGCAATAGTTTCGTCACTCCAAATCTCTGGAATAAAATTTGCAGAGGTAGTGAGTGTAGTATGATTAGTTCCAAGTGCCATTTTATAAAACTCCTATATTATTTTACGCGTCCTTCACTATAAGCTTTAAGGATTTCATCTCCCATTGCTTCGTATCGGTTAGGATCAGTCATTTTTAATCGAATAAGATCAGCCCGACGATATACCTTAGTAGAGGATTCAGAACTTGCTACACCAGTCGGAACAGAAGCAGCTTTAAGAATAGCCTTTGTCTCATCTGCTTGTTTAACTTCGTTAGCTTGCTTTACTTTCTTCAACTCCTTATATGTAGAGAAGAGCTCATCTCCAGCATAAAAGTCATAATTTGCATTTGCTTGTTGAAACAATTGCTGCCTAATTGGAGAAGAGGATACCCAAGTTTGAAAATCCTTCTCTTGAAGAATCTCTTGGAAATCTCCATGCTTTTGTTTAAAAGCTTCCTCTGATTGTTTCGCTTTAAATGCTTGTTGTTGTTGAATAGAAAGACGAGCTTGTTCTTCAAACTGCTTAATCTTTGGATGATTTTCAACAGCCTTATTAATAGCTGTCTTAGGATCAACAAAGAAATCAGTATCTTCTTGCTCTGGTTCTTCTTTCGGTTTAGTGGTTTCGATTTGTTGTTGAAGAATCTTATCTGTGAGTTGGCGCAGTTCTCCTACTTCTTGTGCTTTACGTCCAAATTCACGTTCAAGATTTACATAACTGTCAGCAATTTCCTGGGCTGTTTTCCCTTTAAATTTCTCAGGGATAGTATCTTCTACTTCAGGTTCAGGTTGCGGTACAATTTCTTCTTCTTGTTCAAGTTCTTCATGCAGATCGTCAATAATTTCGGCCATGTTTCCTGTCTCTCGATTTTAGGATATTTATAAAAGGGTCTTGCCTAAGACTTACCTTTTTCTTTTATTAGAATGATCCCGTTCCCATTTCATGTAGGCTCCTGGCCACGATGGGTCTGTTCCATCTAATTTACTACGTACTGGAGAAACTACTGTGGTAGCATCTTCTCCACATTCTGGACACTCTAGGATAGAATCCCTAAGAATCATTTTAATCATTTTTTCAAAAGAGTGTCCATTAATACATTTACAATCATACAGGGGCATTATCATCCTCATTCAGAAGCTCTGTATAAGCTTTCTCTGATACCTGTTGTAATGTTATTAGCCAATCTATAATATCAAGTTGACCCTTCTTATACTGGAGATCGTCATTACTTCGACAATTCCTTAGATTTTCGACCACCTCCTTTATTTGATTAATATCAGTTAGTAGATCGTTCCATCCCGTTTCAGAAAACATTTGAAATCTGTTTTCATAATATTTTTGTAATTCTATATTCATACTATTATTATATCACAATTATGAAGATTTGTCAAGTGATTTTTGATTATTTTTACTACGAATATCTAATTCCTTTAATCCTAAATCAGCTACTTCTTTTTGCATCCTATGATGTAGTTCTACTTCTTTAAGTTGTAACTCTCGTTCTTTGATCTGCATATCTGCAACTTTAAGTTGACTTTCTAAGGGATCAGTAGGACTCTTATCTTGATTCAAAGAAGCTACATCTATCTCAAGTTTTTTATATCCTTGGTCAACATCTGCCATAAGTTGTTGAATTTGTGCTTGTTTATATTCTACTGTCTTTTGTTTATCAGCTACTTCAAGTTGCATCATTTGTTGTTGCATTGGATCAGGAGGAGGTGGTTGCATCATTTGTGTAAGAATTTGAATTGCTTCTTCTCTATGAGACAAACTACTATTCTCATAAATAGATTTCATCAAAAGCATAAATAAAGGACTTCCTTGCGGAGCCATAGAAAGAAGTTGAATGAATTGTTGTTGTTCGTATTCCCTAGCCATAATACCCATAGTAGTGGAAGGTAGGAAGGTCAAGTCTTTAACAGGATAACGTTGGGGATCAAACTGCATATATCGTATAGCAGTCTTATAAATTCCTGGAATAAGGAAATTATCTTGGATATTCAAAAGAGTACGTTTCTGACGCTTAATAGAAGCACCCATCATCATGCTCATACCAGAAGCAGTAGCATTACGTGGACTACCACCAATAGGCATTGCTGTATCAATTGCTCCAGTTGACATTTGAATCATTCGTTCAAAATCAGCAGCAGCTTGGAAGTTAGTCGGAGAGAGTTGTCCAAAAGTAAAGGGCATAAATACTTCCCTAGGATCACCATTAGACATCAAGGTTTGACCAGGTTGTACTTGGAATTTTGCTCCTCTAGGAAGACGAGTAGCATCCATTGCCATCATAGGATGAGTAGTTAGAGCAAGGGCATCAATACGAGCACGAAGTTCTGTATCAAGAGCCTTCTGTGAATTATATCCTTTCTCTGCAATACCACGACCCCAGAATCTATTTGGAATCTTATCCAAAGGAAAGGCAATGACAGGTCTATCTTTCATCATGTAAGGAGTAGGAATTGCTTTAAGCATAATGCTATCATTAGCAATAACCACAATTGCTTCTACAAGAATATCATCTGCATCTATATCTGAATCAGTAGAAAGATCATCTTCTTCTGTTGCTACTTCTTCTATTTTATTCGCTTTATTAAGCAAATCAAGTGGAACAAGACCATAATACTTTGTAATTTTTACATAATCTTTGTTATCACTACTATTATATTCATTTTCATAGATAAGTTCATCTTTATCCGAGAAAGAACCAATATCTACATGGTAATAAGACCCGTCCTGAATCTTAGGGATGATTGAATGAATAGATTCTTTAGTTTCAATACCAACACCTAGAGATTCTTCAATGGTAGTTGCATTAGGGTCAATAAGGAAATTAAAGGGGCTTATAGCCTTCCATTTACATGCAACGTAGGGTAACTCACCTACACCTCTAGCAGTGACTCCTTGGGCCATTTGACGCTCTTGTGGAACCTTTTTAATACTCTCATCAACTAGGATTTCACAAATACCTGTTCCATAGAGAGCAGCATTAAGAAAAGACTCTGCAATAGCACTCTTTACTCTATTTTGTTCTAGGTCATATAGGAGATTGGTTTTAATTAGCTCTACATCACCTTTTTCTTGATCTTGTGGATCATCCTGAATATCAAACCATTGGCCTCGTCCAAAAGTAGCTTCTTCTAGTTCTGCTACAGTAGCTTCAATTGCTTGTTGAGTAGCAGGAGAAATAAGACGAGAGCGTTCTGATTGCCTACCCTTATCTTCAGCGGCCCAAATTCCCCTCCAAATACGATAATATTCTTGCCATTTGGTTTCATAAGTAGCTTGTCGATGGTCTCGCCATGCTTCTAGACGTGGTTGAATCCAAGAAAGAAGTTCTTTTCCTTGTACTTCTTCCTGTTTATCTTCTTCAAGAAAAGAATATTCATTGTCCACTACTTGAGCAGAATTTGTTCCCATTACCATTTAGTAGTATCCTTAAAAGGGTCTTTATAATTTAGAGAAGAAGGTCGATTACTTTTAAAAACTTTAGGTGTAGGAGTTAGAATAGAATCTAATAGTTGTTGTTTATCTTCAAATCTAATGCTTCCTGTTTTATCAACAAAAGAACCATCTGAGATTTTATATAAAATTGTCCCATCTTTTAGATGGAATATTTCATTATCTTTATGCAATCGTGTACCTTCTGGAAGATTAGAAGGAGTATCACTATAATAACTAGGAATAGGTTCTTTTGTTCTACCTGAAGTAAAGACTGAAGGGGTCCCTTTATTAAGTTTAGTAATGCCACCAAAACCAAACATACCTAATGGATTTTCTTCTGTTGGAATACCTTCTTTTAGTGCTATTGCTAAAGTTTGTCCTGGGTTTTGAATTCTATTTAGAACATCCTTTTTATATTGCTCCCACATTGCTGAATAATCTGGCATACTAATATCCCGCTAGTTCGTCAAGAGGTTCATAATTGTCTATATCTGTAGTAAAGACACCTGCAAAATCAATCACTGCAATTTGGTCAATGTATGCTAGTGCATCTAGTAAGTCATCATGAGCTGTAGGATTAGGGAAGTCTAACATTTGATGGATGAATGTACGGCACCACTTATCTCGTTTAAATTTAATTAAACCTTTTTCCATCCGTCCTTGCAAGGCCCAGACAATACGATCTGTTTTCTTTTGCTTACCATGTGTAAGAGGATGAATTTTGGCAAAAAAATGAGTACGGAGCATCTGCTCTTCAAGGAAAGGCATAAGGGCATTCTTTAATGCTCCACTTTCAATACCAATATCCTTACATTTATATTTCTGAGCAGTACGAAGAATATTTAAGGCTGTCTCACGGATATTCCACCTACCATGAATAATATCAGCAACCCACCAACCATACGTTCCAACTTTAACAACTGCAATGGCTGTCTCATCTAAGCGTTTCTTTTTATTTGCTTGCTCTGCTGTTACATTCTCGAATCCAGCAGGATCAACTGCAATAAAAAACCACCCTTCTTCTGGTTCATTTTCTTGGTATTGAATCCAATCTTCTTTAAATAAATTACTTTCATAACTTTCAAAAGAAGCTTCAATCTCTTGACGGAAAGATTGACTAGACATATTTTCACTAGTTTGTTCAATCTCTTCTTTTTGAAGAAAAGGATTATCAAATGATTTAAAACTAAGAGCAGCCCAGTCTTCTCTGTTTAAGGCATCTTGAAAGAGGTCATAGAAGTGATTCTTTCCTTTAGGAGTACCTATGAAAAGGGCACCACCACGACAATCCATTAGAGCAGGACGAATAATCTGTTCCCAAACCATAGGCTTCATATCAGCATATTCATCAAGAACAACATAAGCCATAGAAACACCACGAAGAGTATCTGGCCTATCACTCCCACAGATAAAAATACGTCGTCCATTATTTAGAATACATACTGCCGTATTCTCATAGGTTTGTTGAATAACGGTACGACCAAACTTCTGTAGCATCCTCCACATAATACGCTTACCTTGCTCAAAAGTAGGAGCAACATAATAAATATCATGTTCATCACTCTTCAATCCTTCAATTAGAAGAGTCCAAGCAGCAAGATAACTCTTACCAAATCGACGACCTGCTACTACCACTTTAAAGCGAGCAGGATTCTTATACACCTCAAGTTGAGCTTGGTGGAAGTTTACTTTTAATTCATCTACCATTAAATTTCATACCATAAAAGAGAATGGGACATATCAGTAGTAACACCAGAACTATTTAGTATTTCTATCATATATTTTGTATTTCTTTTTAGTAACCACTCTGTATCACTACCAGCTGGTTGTCCAACTGTTACATGTGCTCCTCCTCCACTAGAACCAATGAAGTCTGCTATTATACTAGTACCGTTAGTAGTAACTGTAGGATTTCTATATACTTTGAGTTTAGAGGTATTTATTGCTTGTCTATTTGTATTAGGTGATACTAGAATAGTACCTAGAGCAGAAGTAACAGTACCTTCATATATTAGCATATAGCAAGGACCATTATTACTTTTAATATTCCATCCTCTAAAATGAATATCAATATCTGGAGGAGTTACAATAAGAATACGCAAATAAGCAGCATCCAATATTCCTAAAGAATAGGTATTAGAAAGAAAACCTTTTCCTTGATGAGTAAGACTATTATCTAATGAAATGGTTCTAACTGAGGAATGTTCTGTAAGGGATTTCCAAGGGGTTTCAAAGGCCATCTTCTTCCTCTTCTATAATCTCTTCATATGCCTCTTCTGGAAGGGCTCCATCAACATTTAAATCTTCTTCATTCTCTAGAATGATTTCAGCATCTACTACCTCTTTAACGAAAGATTGAACTCCCTCAACAATAACATTAATAGCCGTTTGTTTCTGACTCTTAATATTAACTTCTCTAACAGGAGGAAGGATACGTTCAAGACAACATTTAAGCATCATGGCCTGATCTTTATCAGTAGGATCAAGGGCCTTACGTAAAATCTCACGGACAACTTTATTACCATTATAACCAAGGAGAGCTTCTGCTACTTCTCTTGTCTTATTAAGAGAACCAGGAGGTCTTCCTACTGGCTTAGGAGGGGCAGGAGTAACCCTAAATTCACTACGGGAGGTAGTACCCCTCGCCGCCCATTCCTTCCTCTTTAAAGAAGCCTCAGAAGGACTTGTCTTACCTCTTATGGGAGTATTACGACCGCTCACGTTTACTCTTCTCACTCTTCATAGACCCATTTTTATTTCTTGAGAAGGACCTATTCTTACCTGCATCTTGTGCCTCAAGATTAGCTTTAGTAGTCTTACCACCTTTAGACAAGGCTTTCTTGTGTCCTGCATCACGGCTATCACCTACAGCAAGACCAAGCATTCCACGAGCCTTATTCCTCTCAGCCCTATCTTTTACACGAGAAGGCTTTTCATTATGTTCCCACTGCAACTCACGCTTGTAGTCACGCTTACCATTAGTCATGAAGGGCATATATTTTTCCTAGAAAGACTATATATCTTTTTTTTAAGAAAGAGTTTTCTTTATCTGCTAGAGTCAGGAATCGTCTATTTTCAATAGACATACCTATCAGCTAACTTTATAAATATTTGTTTCTTTTTTTTTTCTTTTATTTTTTTATTTAAGATTTATGTTTTTTATAAATCTTTATAATATACAAATATTATACCATATTTTTAACTAAATGTCAAGGGTTTTTATCAAATAATTAAAAATAAATATTGGAGACTACGTCTCAGCGACCTATGGGAGCCATAATTATTTGTCAAGAGTTCTACTAAATATTTATTCTAATAAAAACAACTATTTACTCTTCTTTTTTTATTTTTACCTCTCGAGTTTTTATGGTTATCAACACAATAATTAATCTCTATAATATACCCCCCCCCCCCTCTAATTGATTATTATTATCATTACTATATTCGTTTTGACAGATATTCTATTTAAATTATTACTTGAATACTTTGGCTTACATGAATTTTTTTTGTTTTTTATATTTATATCTTTTCATTCCCCCTTTACTTGTGTTATGGAAACGCGAATAACACATAAATATTATCTTGTCAATACCCCATTAGAGTTATATCTTTATGTTTATAATCAAGGCACTATGTGTCCCATCAACTACACCAGCGAGAGCTTCCTAATAGGCTAAGGTCAACGGGTAGCATAAGCAAAAAAGAATAGGGTAAGGGTTGACAAGTAGGATGTAACATGAAACAATGCACCAACGGTTAAGACTTCCGGTAGGATTTAGTGGTCTTAGTATCTGGAGCAAGGCGAAGATACTCTCTTTAACAATCCGGCTAATAGGTAGTCTACACTGGATAACATCTTGTTGTCTTGAAAGTGGCATCCTTGCTAATACATGCTAGTTATCCTTCGTTGGATAACCTAAATCTAAATGATAATCATTATCAATTGGGCTAGCAGGCAAAGATAATGCGAGTAGACTACAGGCAAAACAAGCGCCCACTATTAGAGGAATGGTCTTTAAAAAATCGGATAGTTATACATGCCAAGCTAAAGCTAGAGTAATAGTCACGCTTGGGTGACAATGTATAACGGTAAAGCTGGAATGCTACCAATATGCCTTTATTTCAAGGGTATATCGGTTAAATTCTAAGGAGAATTAAAAATGATGAATTACACAACAGCCGAAATTCTTGATGAATTGTTGACCCGTCTTCTGGAAACAGATGGAATTGAATTCTGTAGAGCAGGACAAGTGAAAGCTTTAATTGAGGTGCTTCAGGAAGATTATGAGCATTGTATTGGTGCTCATTTCTTTAGAGTATGAATTTTTAAATTGGAAATAAATTGCCTGTATAGCCTATTGATTTCAGTAGGTTATGCGATGCAATTTCGCATCCTTATTGTAAAGGAATTATCATGTCTTATATTTCCAAAGAAGCATTGAACCAAAAAATTGCCCATATTAAAAACATGGGTGTTCGTATGGATAAACTCATCCATGAAGCAGCTTGCAGTTGCTTGCATTATCTCAATTGTCCTGAAATTCAAGATACGGGTTTTGCTTCCCGTCTCATTGAAGCAATGCCGAAGAGTGCACGTCGTGAAACACTCAAGGCATGGTTTATGAAATATGGAAAACTTCAGGAAAAGAAGGGTATCCTGGTATTCTTGAAGCGCAAGGACATTACCTCTGAAAATTGGCAAGACTGGGTTTCCAAAGGAGAAGAACATCCCTTCTGGGAAGCTAAAGAAAAAGCTGCTGCTGCTCAACTTATCGAAATGGATGCCGAAGAAGCGTTCATTGCCTTGTTCAAACGCCTTGCCAAGGCCGACAAACTAGAGCATCAAGAATTGTTTTCTAAGGCGTGGGATATTATGCCTGATACCGTTAAAAACAAAGTAATGGCATAAATAAAGTGTTTGTTGTGTTCTTTTTGTATTTCCCCGCAGAGCTATACCAAGAGGAAAATCATGTCAAAGTTAAAAGACTAAAGAAACAATGTGGGACGTATGCCACGGCTAAATATCTCAAGGCGCGTGGTTATACTATTGATCAAGCCCTATGTTTAATTTTCGGGAGGTAATAAAGTGCAATATTCTTTTACTGGGCAAACAAAAACCATCGACGGTGTACACCTTCGCCAAATTGTTTCTACCATTGGTGAAGTAGGAGGCTGGATTGAAAAGGAAAGCAATCTTTCCAAAGAAGGTAATGCCTGGGTATCTGATAATGCCTGGGTATCTGGTAATGCTCAGGTATCTGACGATGCTCTAGTATCTGGTAATGCCTGGGTATCTGGTAATGCCCATGTATATGGTAATGCTCAGGTATCTGGTAATGCCTGGGTATATGATAATGCCTGGGTATATGATAATGTCTGGGTATATGATAATGCTCTAGTATACGGCGATGCTCTAGTATCTGGTAATGCCCATGTATATGGTAATGCCTGGGTATATGGCAATGCCCTAGTATCTGGTAATGCCTGGGTATCTGGTGATGTTCGTGTATCTGGTAATGACTGGGTATATGGTAATGCCCATGTATATGGTAATGCTCAGGTATATGATAATGCCCATGTATCTGGTAATGCTCAGGTATCTGGCGATGCTCAGGTCTCAAAATAATCTATCTATACTATTAAAGGAAACAATAAGGAGGTAATATGTATTATGCAATGGTCTTTATACCGAATGAATGGGGAAAGTTTAATATCAGGGCTATTCGTAGTAAAGGATATACCTCTCTTCTTAATGCAAAGAAGGCATTGCAAAAAACCGGGATGAGTGGTTATATCAAACAGGTCGGTCACTCTGTTCCTGTGTGGAAATCATGACTACCCTTATTTATAAAGCACGTCGTCGCCTTGCTTCTATGCATTGGTACAACGGAAATATGCAAGATAAATGGGGTATTCGTTGGCTGTTACAATTGGAAAAGGAGTATTTGTGATGCAATCTTGGATTGAAACAATTATTTTTATAACAATGGGATGGGGTTTGATTGAGATCCTCCATTTTGTAATAATGAAACTCTAAAATGAGAAACCTATTAATACTCTTGGCTTTTATTTTTATTATTCTAGGCCTTGCTAAACACAAGGAGGAGACAAACACTTGTATTGCTAAGCCTGAAGAAAAAGTAACTATGTATTGGCAAGGGGATAAACTAATTTGTGATAAAGAAGTTATCCTTAAACCTAAACATGGTAATGATTTAAAAGATTGGAAGAAATTTATGTAGGATATAAAGCAGGTATGGTGAAATTGGTTTTAATAAGCATTCTCTATATGAGATAGAGTCTGCAATAATAGGAGATAATGTTTCTTTTGTATGTTTAGTATATTTTCTAGTCATAATTATAATAATCCAATAGAAGAGTGGCGGAACTGCTATACGCAACTGACTTAAAATCAGTCGTCTTCGGACATGGGAGTTGGAATCTCCTCTCTTCTACCAATATTTCAGTAGATATACTATTATTATACAGTATGTCTACCATTTTGGCAAGTAAAATCTGGCGATTAAAATCTTGTGGGTTCGACTCCCATTACCTGCACCATTTAAAGGAGATATTAATGCTATCAAAAGAGGAGAGGGTTAAGAATATTCTCTATTATTATAGAGTAGGGGAATATTCTTACTCGTCTGCTTTATATATGCTTGAGGCAATTATGCCACATGATGATGCTGTAACACTTCTAACAAAGGAGAAATAAATGTATAAAACAATCTCGTTCCGTAACCTGTGGGATGGCTCTATGTTCATGTTTGCCAATCGCCCTATGAAAAAACATAGTGTTGCCCGCTGTGTTGATTTACTGAATGGCAAGGATCATATTCTTCTTGGTAGGGATAGGGTAATGCCTGTTCCTGAAAAAGTGATGCTGCGTTCTTTTAATTTGATTGCTTAAAGGACAATCATAATATGGATTATCAAATATGGTATAAGACTAATAATAATTCAGAATGGGAGGAGAATATATGTTTCTCATTTCTAAGAGATGAGGAATTTAAAGATACACTCAAATCTAATTTTTTGTATATTAGATTTAATAATAGACTCGATAGAGAGCATACAAACATATCAACAAAAGAGTGGATAGAATTATTTCTTCCAGACATAAAAGATAAGATTGTTAGATATTCCGTAAGAAAATATTACTTTTATGTAACCATTGATTTAAGTAAGGTTTCTTATGAATGGATTATGTCAATCTTAACCCTCTTTAGATATGCTGGTGAATATGTCACAATCTGTGAGCAAACAAAATATATTTTAGATGCTCTTAATATTTCAAATTGGGATGCTCTTTTTCTTGCGCATCAAGTTTATGGTGAGGGTCTTCCGAATAGTTATAATTTTGATCATGCCTTATTCACCTCTGGAAACAAACTGTATCAATTTTCTTTTAATGATGTAAAGGAAAGATTAAATGAGTTTTCCAATTACATTGAAGGGAATACAAAAGACACAATACATGCTATATGGTGTAATGATTTTAGTTATGGTCCATTAATACTTTTTAAAAAGGAAGATTATGAACAATAAAAGACTTATTGTAGCAAGTAGGGGATTTAATACTGGAGAAGTATTTAAAACTCTTTTTGACGAGGTTATTAATCTTCCAAGGTATTCTAAATGGGATTTTAAAGAAGGAGATGTTCTTATCCTTGAGGGGGGAACTGATATTAATTCCTACTTCTATGATGAGGAACCAAATAGCTATGTCTCTTATCCTGACCAAGCTAGGGATGCTTATGAACAGATGCTATTCAATCAATCAAAAAATAAGGGAATCCCTGTAATTGGAATTTGCCGAGGTGCTCAATTAGTTTGTGCCTTGTCTGGTGGTAAGTTGGTACAGCATATATCTAATCATGATGTGGATCATACAGTGAAAGATTATAAAGGACGATCATTCATTGTTACATCTAGTCACCATCAAATGATGCTACCAGATGGTACAAAACATAAGGTGTTAGCATCGTGTAAACGATCTAGTACCTATATAGGTGAGTATGACAAGCCTATGAATGTAGAAGAGGATGTGGAAATTGTTTGGTTTGAAGATACAAAATCCCTTGCAATCCAAGGCCACCCGGAATGGGCGGGGATGATTAGTCCATTTGTTGCCCATTGTCAAGAGTATGTTCGGGATTACATCCAAGGTAATCTTTTTATTCAAGGAGAAGTAAAATGAGTATGAAAATGAAAAGTACAATGGCAACATGGAAAAAACGTAAATTGATTAAAGACACTCGTGCTTCGCGTACACGTTCAGGAAAAGCAAGGGTTTATTTTGCTTATCCTCCGGCTACTGGTTGGCCCGGTGGAGTGGACTGTATTCTTAATGGTGCTCGTAAGAAATAAAGAGTTTATTCAAGGAAAAATAAAATGAAAATCTATGATAATGTAAAACTTGGTGCTGACCCCGAGTTGTTCCTTATTGATAACACCGGTAAATACATTTCTTCTGTGGGACTGATTGGAGGTAGTAAAGAGAAGCCTCTTCCTATTGATAAGGACGGTCATTGTTTGCAAGAGGACAATGTTTCTGTGGAGTTCAACATTAAACCAGCATCAAATAAGGATGATTTTGTAAAGAGTTTGAACTTCGTTCTTGATACCATTGAAGAACGTATTAGTAAGCTGGATTTGCATATGTCTATTGTTCCAGCAGTAGAATTTGATTGGGACCAATTGCAAACAATGCAATCACAAACTTTTGGTTGTGAACCAGATTTTAATGCTTGGACTGGTGAAAAAAATCCACAGCCTATGTGTGATAATCCTCAACTCCGTTCTGCTGGCGGGCATATCCATATTGGATATTCTAATCCTACAGTTCAAAATAGACTACAACTTATTAGGGCGCTAGATGTATTTTTTGGAGTGCCTTCATCACTTTTGGATACTGATGAACAGCGTAGGAAATTGTATGGTATGCCAGGTGCTTTTCGACCTAAAAAATATGGTGCTGAATATAGAGCACCAAGTAATTTCTGGATTAAGACTAAAGAGCTACAAGAATGGGCTTATGAGCAAATTATGAAAGCAGTTAGTTTTCTTAATGCAGGTGGCACAGTTTCTTTTGAGGATGAACTTTACATTACAAGTGCCATTATAAAGAAAGACAAATCCTCTTATGATTTCTTACAAAAGAAGTATTGTTTCTAGGAGAATCATTAAATGGATAAAGATGATTACCTAGACCTTAATAAAAAATATGCTGATACTCATATTAGGTATAAAAAGGAAGCAGATAATGCTTGGATTACCATATATGTAAAAGAGATAGAAATTAATGTGTTAGCTTTTCCACATTTTACAGTTATTGGAAACAATAGTAAAGGAAAAGTTGTTAGAGTAAATAGTGATGAAGTTGTGTTTAACTTTTCATTTCCTAAAATTGGAGTACTTGAACATAAAAATACTGTTGTAATAGGATCAAAATATCCTGCTAGACAGTGGAAAAAGGCAGCTACATCAGATAATTTTAGAGTGTTCTCGCCTATGTCTAAACTCTTCTCATCAATTCTCAAATTGTATACTTCAAATAAATTCTTTGTTGAAGAAAGTCATTTTACAATTTCAGATATTGATAGTTGGTTTAATACAACTTATTATCCACTTAAAAAGGCGACCTATCTGCTGCTTAATGGTAAAAAGCAAGCAGTACCTCTATCCTCACAATTCTTTATCTCCTTATCACATTATGGCGAAGGGTTTCTTATTTGGAGACTATACAAACCTATTGCAGAAGTATCTCTAGATGGTGTTTTCAAATATCTTTGTCCTGTATTTGAGCAAGAATTAAAAGACTATCTTAATAGGAGAGAAGAAAATGTATCTTAAAACTATCCAAGAAATACTTAAGATTTCTTGGCCAGAGGTTTATGATAACTCATTAAAGGATGACAAAGGACTTGGAGAATCTATTTTTGGAATAGAAATAGAAGTCGAGAATATTGTGAATAATGTTACTCTTCCTTTTGGATGGGAAGGCAAAGAAGATGGCTCTTTGCGAAATAATGGAGTAGAATTTATTACCAGTCCTGCTAAAGCAAAAGCCACTCCTTTTCTACTTACCTCATTAAAATCTGCTTTAGAAGAAGCAGGAAATATTCCTTCTTATTCTCCTAGAACAAGTATTCATATTCATTTAAATGTATTAGATTTTACTGTTGAACAATTAAAGTCTTTTGTTCTATTGTATCTGTGTTTTGAGAGTGTTCTGTTTAAGTATGTAGGAGGTAATAGAAAAGATTCTATTTTCTGTATCCCTCTTTCTCATGCTGGTTATGTGGGAAACTTAAAAAGGTTCTTCTCTTTATCAGAAGAAAGAGATAGGCTTTATAATACTTCTGATAAATGGCATAAATATACCAGCTTAAACCTAAAGCCAATGTGTTCTTTTGGAACTATTGAATTTAGGCATATGCCAGGAACAGATGACATAGATAAGCTTATAGATTGGATTACTCTGATTATAAAGGTAAAAGAGTTTTCATTAGTTAATACAAAAGAGGAAGTATACAAGATGTGTAAAGATTTAAATACTTCTTCTCAATATGAGGTGTTTACTTCTAATGTATTTGGAGAAGCTAGAAAACTTCTTACATCTAATCTACAAAAAGAGATGGAAAACGACATTACACATATAAAAGAATGTTTTGAAGAAGCTGAAAATACAGAGATAGACTTTTCTTTATTTGAGACTTCTTCATTATTTAAAGTAAATGAATTTGTAGCAATAGATTTTTCTGAACGAACAAAATATTTAATGTCTTTATCTAAAGAAGCACTTACTGTTGAATTACAAAGGCTGTCTTCTTTATATGCTAAAGCATTAATAAAAGAAGACCAAGAGAAGATTCTTATTGAATATAGGGAAGTAGAAAAAGTTTTATATAATTTTGATTGGGATGCATAATGTGTGGAATTATTGGGACGCTAACATTTAATAAAAATGGATTCTTTCTTAGGGATGTAGAAGTATTTAAAGAATTGCTAATTGTAAATAGCATTAGGGGTTCTCATTCTACAGGTGTATTTGGTGGCACTTTAACGAGTGAAATGGACTTTGCGAAAGTTGTAGGAAATCCATATGATTTTATTAATAACAAACAAACAGAACCTATCTTTAATAATATGTTGAATAAGTATAGGTTAATGGTCGGTCATGGCCGGCAGGCAACAAGGGGAAGTATTACTGGGGAATTTGCACATCCTTTTCAAAAAGATCATATTACAATGGTACATAATGGAACAGTTAATAATAGTTCCCTAATTGATGTTACTAAATATGTATCTGATAGTAAAGCTATTTGTGAAGCTCTTTCCAAAAATAATGAGCAAGAAGTATTTCAAGATATTAATGGGGCTTATGCAATTGCTTATCATAATAGTAAAAAAGAAACATTTTCCTTAGTCCGTAATAAGGAAAGACCATTAGCACTTGGTATTGATGAAAATAATAATAGAATATATTTTTCTAGTGAAATTAACCTTCTTGAAACCATTCTTCTTCGAAATAGTATTGCTGGGGTTGTACTCTCCTCCATTCCAGAAAACACTATTTTTACATTTAATACAAAAGGGGGGATTAATTATACAGAAACAAAGACTAAGCCTCCCGTCACACTGGTGCAGGTCCCTACTTCTTATACTCAATCCTATAACTCAAGTAGTAATGCAAGAGTTGTATCTATTACGAGTCATTCTACCGGAGAAAAAATTAAATTAGGTGATAAGGTAATCTTCTCTATTTCAGATATTCATGAACTTAGAAGCGATAATAAAAATGATGATAAGTTCTTTCAGGTATTTGGATATATCCCATCCTTTCCAGAAATTGAAACATCTGTATTATATCTTGGAAAAGAAGAAGAATTATATGAAAATACTAATTGGGAGGCTACTGTAGCTTCTTTTTCTCCAGCTTCAAATAAACTTAAGGCAAAGGGAATTGAATGGTTTGTCTATATGAGTAATATTGCCATTTCTGATAATGTGACATTGGGAGATGGTGTTTTTATGAAAAAAAGTATGTTTTCAGCTCTTACCTCTAATGGATGTGATTGCTGTAAAGACAAAATTGATCTTAAAGATTCTGAAAATACATTTATTTTAGATAATCAGGTACTATGTAGTACCTGTTATGGTTCCTTTTCTAAATAAATATCTTAGGAGAAAAGATGATAATTTATCCATATAAAATGAAAAGTTTTTCTGCAAAACAATTAGCAATTGCTCTTGGAGTAAAAAGGGTAAACAAAAATGGTAAATTTAAGAATAATTTTAAACATCCTATTATTAATTGGGGTAATAGTCAAGTTCCAGAATGGATGCTGCGTCTGGAGGACCAAGTAATTATTAACCATCCTGATAAGGTTAAAATTGTGGCTAATAAACTCTGGACATTTCAAGAGTTTAAAAAGGCAGGAGTTAAGCATCCTGAATGGACAACCGAGTGGGAAACGGCTTATAATTGGGTTTCGTCTGGTCAACTTACAATAATTAGAGCCACTCTTACTGGAAAAGGAGGGGAGGGAATTTTCATTTGGGATAATCAGAAAGAAGGATGGTTAGATATAGATGATTCTTTTCCTCTTTATACAAAATATTTTAAAAAGAAGCATGAGTATCGTGTTCATGTAATGAATGGAAAAGTAATTGACTTTGTTATGAAGAAGAAACGAGAAGGAGTAGAATCAGATTATAAAATTCGTAATGCAAATAATGGCTGGGTATTCTGTCGTAAAGGAGTACTCCTACCTCTGGTAGTAGCAGAAGAAGCTATTAAGGCTGTTAATGCTCTCGAACTTGACTTTGGAGCAGTAGATGTTGGCTACAATGTAGCAAAGAATGAGCCTTGTGTATTTGAAGTTAATACAGCACCTGGTATTGAGGGGACAACCCTTGCAAATTATGTAGCTGCTTTTAAGGAATTCCTTAAATGAAATTAATTTATAAAAGAAGTGAAAAATACCTGGAAGTATCTCAAAGTAAGAATATACAACTTGCCTTTTGTAATAAACTTGATGAAACTACCTTTGAAATGGTTACATATTGGTGTAATTGTAGGGATTTCTTTACAGATATACTTCTTCTTGAGGAAATAGGTGGTAAAGACTCTATCTATGGTTTTAAATATGATTCAAATAAATCAAAAATAGATAGAGATAAAATTAGAATTGTGATTAAAACCCATTCAGAGGAAGATGCTGAAAACATTGAGAGTAATCTTTCTATTCTGCGTAGCATAGAAAATAATAATAATCTAAAGCAGTCAACTCTAACTAAGATTAGAAAAAATATTTATGTGTATGAGGGGGATGCTTTTTGGCTTAATTCCTGCTTTTCTCTTAATATATATACCTTTCTTATTAAAATAATGGGTTATTCTTTTTCTAATAAAGAAAACTGGATTAACGAAATGAAGAGTCGATATCCCTATTACACAGAATCTAACTATCTAAAAAAGCTGATTCCTGAATTTAATACTATTATAAATAATCATTTAGTAAGTATCTTCTCTTCTCCTAAAACAATACATGGATACTCTTTAGAAGTAGGGACATATAGGATGTATTTGCATAATAATGGAGGAGTAGTTACTCTATTTGATAAATCAGCACAATACCTTAAACCCATGCTAAATAATGATTTCTATAAAAAAATGATAGGATGTATTGAAAATGCATAAACTTAGTGTTATACTTGAAAAAAACCATAATCCTGAGCCTAAGGTAATCACTAATTTGAGAGAGATGCCACCCTATCCGCAGTATCTAGCTTATGATACAAATAAAGATTTAGAAGACTATTACATTTGTAATTATGGATATAATCCTATTCATTGGCCTAATAAAGAGGGGTGTAATTAATGAGGTGTCGTTCATGTGATTGTAATCTAACTGATGCTGAATCTGTTAGGAAAAGTCCCACAACAGGGGAATATCTAGACTTGTGTAATTATTGTCTTGAGGATATTGGAATGTGGGATGATATGGATAACACAGATGATCTTGAATTGGAAGAAGATGAGTAGCCTTTTATACCATGAAGGATGCCCACAATGTGGTACAATTGTGCAAAGCAGCAACATACAGATGCAGAAGTACTAGAATTATGTAAAGCAGTTGTTAATAATGTCTGATTTAGTTTCTATGGGAAGTTGTCCTAATTGTAGAAGCAGTGATGCATATGCTACATACTCTGATGGACACTCATATTGCTATAGCTGCCATTACTATGAGGGTGTCAATCCTTCTATAGAGCAATACATGAAGAAGAGGCAGCCAGAGGTCATAAAAAATACTTATGTCTCATTACCTGATGATTTCCATTATAACATTGGAGATAAAGGAATTTTATGGCTTAAGAGATATAATCTCTCTTATAAAGAGATTATTAATAACAAGTTTGGGTGGAGCGAAGAAGGAGTCTGGATTAAAGGCAAGACGATACATATTGCACCTCTTTTAGTGTTTCCTGTATTCGATAAGGACGGTCATCTTCTTATGTGGCAAGGAAGAAATTTTGGTGAAAACAAACCTAAATATATTACAAAGGGTGCTAAGAATGTTCTTCACATTTTAGGAAGGGAATCTTCACAGGTTCCAGATTCCATAATCCTTACAGAAGACCTAATTAGTGCAATTAAAGTAAGTCGAGTAACTCCTTCCATGCCTCTATGGGGATCATTTGTATCCCTAGAAGACGCTAAAAGGCTATCAGAACGCTTTGCAAAAGCAATCTTATGGTTAGATAAGGACAAAGCACAAGAAGCCTTTAAACAGGCTCAGAAACTGTCTTATCTATTTAAAGGAGGAGTCTCTTGTATTAGGACAGAAAGAGACCCAAAAGAATATTCTACTCAGCAATTACAAGAGTATTTAAAATGAGAAAACCATTTAATAAACGAAGGTTTTATTATTGCTTTAACTGTGGATTGGGTGAAAAAGGGGTTTCTGAGTACTATATACCCTTTTTAGAAGCTTTTAATATTATTAAAGAAAAGACATCTCTTGATACTGCAAATAAATGGGCGGAAGAAGAAAATTGTAATATTGAACTCAGTAATTATCATTATATAATAGATGAATATCATTTTTATGAAAGTGATTGGATAGGTTCACAGGGATATTTTCTTTATTAAAGAAGCAAGAAAAACCACAGAAATATTTAAGAAATATTTGACAAACTAGAAATTACATGCTATAATAAATGTATATACAGAGGAAAATATATACTAAGAAAAGTAATTATATATATATATATATATATATTAATAATAAAGAAAGGAAAGATATGTGAGGAATCTCCTCTTAGTCAAGCTACTCCTAAACCATGCTATGTATCAGACATACTATGGTTTTCTTAATTTAGAATACTTTAAAGCTAATTATCTTCTTATCTATAAACTTCTTCTTGTAGTGAAAGCTATTCATTCTCTCACTAAAGACCATTCAGTAGATGAGTTTGAAGTATTCTTCTTCAATAGTTATCCAGCTCTTAAAGAGAAAGATGTAGCAGAATATGAGGAGTTGTTCTCTAGGATGCGTCAGG